CCTGTTCGTTATACATTTGATAATAATTATTTCAATGACAAATATCAAGGCATACCTGTTGGTGGTTATACAAAAATATTTGAGAAGTTACTAGAAGGTATTGAAGTAAGATTAAACACAGACTATTTTACAGCAGAACTTCCAGAACACAACAAAGTTATTTATACCGGTCCTATTGACAAATACTTTGGTTATAAGCACGGCAAGCTTGAATATAAAACGGTTGAACTTGATCATATGAGAATAAACACATCAAACTATCAGGGCGTTGCTGTAATAAATCATACAGATAAAGATGTGCCGCACACTCGTACTATAGAACACAAACACTTTGAGAAATCAGACAGCCCAGTTTCATGGGTAAGCTGGGAAACTCCAGTTGAATATGTTCCAGAAAAAACTGAACCATATTATCCTGTAAATGATGCGGCAAACACTGAAATATATAACAAATATAAAGCAGAAGCAGATTCTCAAAGCAAAGTTATATTCGGCGGCAGACTTGGTGAATATAAATATTATGATATGCACCAGGTTATTGCCAGTGCATTGAATTGCGCTAAAACTTTATTATAATTTGACATACGCAAGTTGATCTGACATATTGTTGTATATGAGTACAACACTAAATAATACACCTGAACTAAACGAGTCACAACTTCAAGAAAACTATGACTATTTCATAGAGTTTATAAAAGCAAGTTTCAAAGGTGAACGGCTTGAAGCATTGCTACATATGTATAGTGAGTCTGAACTTGGAGCGGAACTTGTTATGGCACCGGCATCGACCAAAACAAGCTATCATTGTGCTTGGGCGGGTGGATATATTCAACATGTTATACACGTTGAAAAAGCATCGCGAGGAGTACAAAGTTTGTATAAAGCTATCGGCGGAACTATTGATTATACCGATGAAGAGCGCACATTTGCTGCATTACATCATGACCTTGGAAAACTTGGTGATGAAACAGGTGCGCAATATGTTCCAAATGATAGCGAGTGGCATATCAAGAATCGCGGCGAGATTTATAAAATCAATCCCAAGATTCAGTTTTTAAGAGTTCCAGACAGAGCATTGTATATGCTACAAAGATACAATGTAAAGACGACGCTGAAAGAAATGCTTGCTATCAAACTTGCAGACGGACTATATGACGACGCTGCTAAAGACTATTTCAAGACATATGATCCAGAAAAGGGATTGAAAAACAATCTTCCATACATCATTCATACCGCAGACTTGCTTGCATGTCACGCTGAGAGTGATGCATTAAAAAATAGCAAAGAGTAAAAATCGCCGACCCAAGCTGTGTCATATTGACATGGCAGTGTGACAAAACGGGACACTCAAAAGGTGTCCTTTTTTGCGCTATCATAGGAGAGAGGTGTGACATAACCTCTGGCACATAAAATGATATAGTGTATATACCGGTGTCCATAATGGAGCTGGTATAAACAATAAAAATAAAGTTATGTACAATATGTCAAAATACAATCGTGATGAATTCATCACACCGTTTGATTCGTTATTCGATGATTTGCTTGCAAGTCATTTCCCGAAACTAAATTCGGACCTTGGAGGAAACTTCTTTGCTAAAGGAAGTTATCCACGAGTAGATGTTATAGAAAAGCCAGACAAGCTCGTGCTTGAAGCTGAAATTCACGGTCTTACTAAAGAAGATATTACCGTTGAACTTGAAGGTGAAAACCTTGTTATAAAAGGTTGCAAGCGTCAAAAAGAAACCAATGGTTCAGAAAAGTATCTATTAAGAGAAATTCGCCGCAGTTCTTTCCAACGCTCGTTCGTTGTTGGTGAAAACATCGACAAAAAGAAAATAAAAGCAGATTTCAAAGATGGACTGCTCACAGTTGATTTGCCAAGATTGAAAGTGGAAGAAGAAAAACCTACCAAGGTTAAGCTTTTATAATCTTGACAAAACAAAATAAATGTTACAGAATGCATGAGTAGTTATAAAGGTTATATGGGTTCTTCTCCCAATAAAGAAGATGGTGGAGGGTAAACGGACTTGTCCTAACTGCCCCTAATTCAACCCCCGAGAAATCGGGGGTTGTTTTTTACAGTATATACACTATTTATATATTCAATATAACCATTATATAAGTATGAGACTTTTGGCATTTTCCGTGTTACTTTCCGCTATTGCTATAGCAGCGTGTGGAGCATATTTTAGTATCGTAGGCTTGACCCTACTATTTGTTGGAGGTGGAATATCTATAATAATCATGGGAACTGCGCTAGAAGTTGGTAAAATTGTCGTGGCAACTTTCCTAAAACAAAAATGGAATGAAATAACTTTATGGCTAAAAACATACTTGGTACTGGCCACAATTTTATTGATGGTTATAACTTCTATAGGTATATATGGATATTTGAGTGCAGGATATACTACAACATCAATAGCCGTACAGGGCTATGAGCGCCAAATAGAGTTAAATACAACGAAGATACAAGAACTTGATAAGGAAATATCGTTCTCGAAGCAAGACACTTATAATCAAAGCGAAATTGAAGCTGTTGATGTTACTAGAAAAAGCTTTATTGAACAACGTCTCAAACTTATAGATGACCGCAACAAGCAAATAGAAAAATTAAGATCGTCCACGGATACAAAAGATGCATCTGGTGATATAACAACCGCCAAACAAGCATTAGACACAGCAAAAGCATCATTAGACTCCGATACATCAAAAGAACTTGAACAAATCAAGTTATATAACTCTCGTTTGGAGATATTAGACCAAGAAGTTAAAAAATGGATGGATGAAGGCACGGGTGGTATGTTCAAAAAAAATGGACTGGACAAAGCCAGAGTAACCAAAGATCTTCAAAAGAAAGATCGCGATGATATCGACGCCCAGATTAAAAATTCTCAAGATAGAATAGAAAAACTTCGTACTGGATACGCTGTGCAAGTAAAGGAGTATAATGATCGCGTTGCTGCAATCGAAGGTCGTGCCAAATCTCAAAGAGGAGAAACCGAAGCGAGTATCAAAAATTTAGAAAAAGAAAACGCAGATACTATGATTTCTATTTCGGCATACAACAAAGAGTGCGACGAGAAGATTGCGGCACTTAATGTTAAAAAAGGAGAATTGATAGAGCAAAATAAGAAGAAGATAGTTGAAGACCAAAATACTATACAAACATTGCACGTTCAAAATGATATAGCCAAAGAAAAAATTGTTAACACGGACGTTGGAACATTTAAGTTCATAGCCAGTAGCTTGAATATACCATTGGATAATGCTGTAAATTATTTTATATGGTTGATCATGATTGTATTCGATCCGTTGGCAATATGTTTGATTCTTGTTTTCAATATGCTAATTGGCGGAAATAAAAAACCGGAGGCATTAAAACAGTCGGATACTCCAGAACCAACTCCTACTCCAACTCCCCGACCAACTTTTACACCGGCTCTGATGGAAACTTTAAAACCAACTTCCACGCCAACGCCTGAACCAACTTCTACACCGGTTCCAACAGAAACTCCGGAACCTACTTTCACTCCAACGGCAACATCCGAACCAACATCAGAACCAGTTTCATTTACGCCGGTGGAAGTGAAAGGTGACTTTATTTCACCAGTTCCACCGCCACCAAGAGTTCCACACGGAATCACAAGCGGCAAGTCTCGCACTTAATATTTTAAATTTTTATTTATTATATATTGACAAATTAAAACATAAACATATATATGTGAGTTGTATATAGTACTATTCACACAAATATGAGTTACAAAATTGTCAAAAACAAAGATTATCTTCACAAGAAAACAACACCGGTTGATTCCATCGAAGAAGGTAATGAAATCGCAAATAAATTAATCGAGACACTAAATGGATTGCCATATGGGTTGGGATTATCAGCCAATCAAATCGGAATACCAAAAAGTGTGTCTGTGATTCGGGCCAGAAAAGATCGTCCGCCAGTTATACTCATAAATCCTATTGTCACAGAATCCAGTTCGGAAAAACTTGTATACCTTGAAGGTTGTTTAAGTTTGCCAGGTAAGCAAACAGCAACTTTGAGAACAACAAAGGTTACTGTATCCACTTTAAACCACGCAAATCCAATGCCATTTGGTCCAGACATTGAACCAATGACACAAGAAAGCACAAGAGACGACTATGGTATTTTAGAATCTGTTGTAGTTCAGCATGAGATTGACCATCTAAATGGTATTCTCATGACCGACGATGGTGTGAGATTCGTAGTACCAACCAAGTCCGCAGTTAAGCATGGTCGCAATGATAAAGTTGTGGTTGAAAAAGATGGTCAAACCCAGTATATCAAATACAAAAAAGCTTTAGAATTAATTGGAGAAGGTTGGAAAATTATATAATATGAAAAATATCGATCCTGACAATTTAGAAGAAATCAAAGAATTACTTGAACATGCATTAGAAAGCCGCAATTGGCCAGCGGTTGAAGATGCTTTAGTAATACTAAAAGAGGAGTTGGGTTATGAAGCCGACGAATCTTCCGAAGAAGCCGAGGAATAAAATATGTGGATAATAATATCATTGATGGTTCTGTTTTTTATTTCAACTTGCGCACTAGCATATGCATGTTTCAACATGCTAAAAAAGATAGAGGTTCACGAAGAGTGGATTGAATATTTTAGGGGAGAAGTCGTGCAAGTTAAAAAGCGACTCAAGATGGTGGATGACAAAGAATTATTTCCAAACGATGAAGATGTTGGTTTTGTTTTTTCCGAAATTCAACGGATTATAAATGAATTTGACGAAAAAATAAAATAAATTTTTGTGATTTTTTTGTGATTTTTATTAAATTTTTTTATATTTATTGGTATGGGAAGAAAACCGTTAAATATAACTAAGGAGCAAAAACGTGAAAGACACAACGAACAACGAATGCGAAGTTATTGGAAACACGCCGTCAAAGAACGGGCCAATAATCTTACAAGATATCACACAAAAAAAGATAGGGATATACGGATTGAAAAATAAAATTACAAATAAATGGTATGTTGGGCAAACATGCAACGAAATAAAAAACAGATTTTCTGATTACAGGGGGTTGCGATGTGAAGGCCAACCAAAAATATATCGCGCAATATTAAAATATGGATATGAAAATTTTGAAGAAATAATATTAGAACTTTGCGAATTAGACCGCGATATTCTAAATGAAAGAGAAACTTTTTGGATAAAAGAAAAAAATTCTTTTAAAAATGGATACAATTGCAACGCGGGTGGTATATTCGACCACAAACCAATGCTTGGTAAAAAACACACGGAAGAAACAAAACAAAAAATAAGAACTGCTAGAGCAAACCAAAAAATTAAAAATGACCATGTTTCAGTTGAAGCCCGTGCGAGAATGTCTGCGGAGAGAATCAATAAATCTCTTACATCGGAACATTGTAATAAATTATCAAAATCACACATTGGCATTCGGCAAAGTGAAGAATCTAAGATTAAAATATCAAAATCTCTCATCGGTAGGCCGAAAGGAAAATGGACAGACGAAAGGAAACTTAGAAAATCTCTATCAATGATGGGGATAAAACGGGGACCAAGAAAGTCAAAAACACTCAAATAATAAAAATGAAAAAACTTAAAAAAAACGGCAAGCAAAAGAAATTTGTAAAAAAAGTTTCAAAGAAACAAAAACCAAAAAAGAATAAAGGTAAGATAAAGTTAAAAATTATTCAAGTTGAAGATTCTTCACATGTTGAAGAAAAGATCGCAAGACCTCGTGGGCGTCCGAAAGGAAAGAAGAAAAAGATAGAACCGATTGACGGAGTTGTTGCAGAAAAGAAAGTATCAAATGTATATTTTACTCCAGCAACCGAAGATGCTATTGTAGCATACAATGAAACAGAAGATGCAAGAGAAAAAGATAGAATCTATAACGAAAGTATTCAGGGTGCATTTGGAAAAATTGCTGAGAATGTATATAACACATTCAAGTTCAGTTATGCCGATGTAAGTCCTCTAGAAATTCAAAAGCAAGCCATTTCACATATGGTTGCTAACATGAGCAAATATGAAAAGGGTAAAGGCAAAGCGTTTAGTTATTTCAGTATTGTAGCCAAGCACTGGTTTATATTAGACAACAATACAACATACAGACGGTTTAAGAAGCATGTTGAAATCTGTGAACAAACGGGTGATGCTGGTGAGTTTGTAGTTGAGCCAGAGCACGAAAAACAAGAAAGCGAAACTAGAGAGTTTATCAAACTTATGGTTGAATATTGGGACAAGAATGTAGGAAAGCACTTCACAAAAGAACGCGATTTGAAGATTGCTAATGCCGTTGTTGAGATATTCAGGAACGCTGACAGAATAGATGTGTTCAACAAGAAGGCATTATATCTATATATACGAGAGATCGCCGACTGCCAAACTCAACATATCACAAAGGTGATAAATAAACTAATGGAACCGCAACGAAAAATCCGTGACGAATATTATAGTACGGGTAAAATAACAGGGGCATTTGATTAATTTTGTTAGCGTATGCGAGAATTGAAAAAGAGAATAATGGTGGGTAAAACTACCAAACCTTAACTATTTATAGTGTATGGAAACTCATGAATTTGAATTATACAAGGGAAAGAGCTTTGCTTCTTTGTGCAAAGACATTGTATCCAACTCGGAAGAAAAGAAGAACCAGATTGATATATTGATTACTGATTTGCGTGAAATGATAAAAACCGTAAATGATGCCGTTACTATTGTTCCATTGCTGAAAGAATATTTTGACGTTGGAATTAGAAATGACGAACAACTAATCAAACTTGCCGCCATCGTTCAAAGATTGATGAGCGGCAAGATTGGTCCAGATGGAGAAGGCGGTGGAGCTATGTTAACTGACGAAGAAAAGAAACAACTTATGTCCGCTATAGAAGAAACTGCCAAAGCGGTAAAAGAACCACAAGAAACCGCCAAGGATAAATCAAAATAAAATGTCATATACACACACAGACCGTCGCAGCGATTTAAATATCAAGCAAGACGACTTACTTGCGTCTAAAAGATTTGTTATTGAACGTAAGCCAGATAGTTCGTATTTTTATGAATTAGAAGAAGCAGTTGTGTTGGATGTTATATTGGACGACTCACATCCGGAATTCAGAAATACAGAACTTGATGTAGTAGATTGGCCCCCAAATATTGATGGAAGTGAGCCAATTGTTGGTGACAAAGATTATAGTTTGATTGGCAGAATAAAGTTTAGATTTCTAAACAGCGAGCGCGGCAAAGACAAAGAACAACTTGCTTGGGCATTTCCAATAGAAAATACTGGAATAACCGAGTATCCATTGATGAATGAAGTTGTTATTGTGGGCAAATATCTAAACAAATATTTTTATACAAAGAAACTAAACTTCAAGTCTGTTGTAAACAGCAATGCCAGTTTTATAACTGAAAGAGTTTCTGGATTTGTAGAACAGAATTTTGATGAGTACGCGGGAAATGCAGAAACTCCAATGAAAGGTCCAAAATCTACCATGAATTTTTCAGGTGGTGAAAACTATACAGGAGTTCTTGGAAGTTATTTTAAATTTAATCATCATATCCGCGCACTCAAGAGATATGAAGGAGATACTATTTTAGAATCTCGTTTTGGATCTAGCATAAGATTTGGAGCATATGATGACAATAGAAGCAACGACGTTGGTGCTGGCGGTGAATATAAAGATGGTGCGGGAAATCCAATGATTTTATTTAGAAATCGCCAAGCACCTGTTAAAAATGCACAAGGATTTACAGCAAAAGGTTATACAGCCGAAGATATAAACAACGATGGTTCGTCTATACATTTTACTTCGGGTAAAACAATTTCTAATTTTAAGCCAACGACGACGCATCCGATAATATACGGAACTTCGCCAGTACAGTTACCAAAACTAGATGGCGACCAGATTGTAATAAACAGCGACAGATTAGTATTTTCGTCAAAAGCCAATGAGATGTTCTTCTTCTCAAAAAAGAAAATAGGAATGACCAGCGATGATTCAATTTCTATATCTTGCAAAGATAGAATAACACTGACCGCGTTAAAGACAACAACCATCAATTCCCCGAAGATATATTTGGGAGATCACGGTAAGACGTATGAACCAGCATTGTTAGGAAGAAGTACTGTGGCTTGGATGTATTCAATGTGTGATTGGATGTTATTAAACGTAAATAGTCAGCTAGAAGTGCTTCTTGCGTTGCAACTACATACCCATATAACAAAAACCGGACCGACATTACTTCCTATACTTCCGCCAGCATCTGTTATGTGGGCGGATCAAATACTTTCACTAAAAGCGCAGCAAATCAGTTTGCTTGCACTTCGATCACAATTAAGTTCATTGATGAGCGGAAGAGTGTTTGTTGCAGGAGGGGATGATTAAAATATATGCCACTACTAGAAGCAACAATTCCAAAATTTACAGCACCGACTATATCTTTACCAAGTGTATCAAGTAAAGTGTCCGTCGGCTTGGCTATTCCATCTTTTTCTTCTGTACCGGCGTTACCTTCTCCAAAATTATCTCTAGGCTCATTAACTCCAACGGTAAATTTTACAAATACTTCAAATTTATCGCTTGGTAGTATTTCTGCCGCCGCTGTGCCAACAAGCATAGGCGGTCTTGCCGCAGCCGTCGGTGCTCCTACAACATTGGCGGGCGCTGCCGCCGCTTTTGGAGCGCCAACTTCAATAGGAGGAATATCCGCCGCGTTTGGTGGACCTGCATCTTTGACAGGTGCATTGGGAGCAGCCGGTCTTCCAAGTTTCAATACGGTTTTGCCAAAACTAAATTTACCAGCAATGCCAAAAATTCCAGGTCTTGACAAAGCGGGCATTCTTCTCGGCGCTGGACCAAAATTTATAGCGGATAAAATTACAAAGTATACAACTATAGTTCCGCCATTTGCACCGGGAATTAAAATAAACATGGCTATGGTCGGTGGAGCGATTGCTATAATTTCGGCGCTGTCTTCTGGAAATCCAAGTGCTATATTAAAATCGTTAGCCGAAGATTTGGTAAGTGAAGCGGTTGGAGAATTAAAAAATCAAGCAGGTGATATGGTAAAAGGAGCGTTGGACCAAACTGGTATATCTGGTATGCAAGATCAACTTAAAGGAATACAAGACTCTGTTGCCGGTGCAACTGGTGCGGTTGAAGGAGCCATTTCCGGAGCAACTGGGGCGGTATCTGATGCAGCAACTACGTCGGTTGGTGGATTGACCGGCAACCTGTCATTATCAAACATGACGCCGTCCGTAAACTTGACCGCCGGTACATCAAATTTAAGTTTATCCGCAATATCAAACTCAGTATCAAGTACAACATCGGCGATTGGAAGCAAAATAACCGCATTCAACACGCCACCAACAGGATAATTATCAAAAATAGGTTATATTTATATAAGGAATCATATATATGAAAAAGACAGAACTAGTAGAAATCATCAGAACAGTCGTTCGGGAAGAAATTAATAATTCTCTCCCGCAATTTCTCATGGAAGTTTTGGCAGAAAAAATTTCCAATCAAACGGTATTAAGTGAACAAGGTGCCACCGCACCAGTTCAACCAGCGGCGGCTCCTAGAAGAAGCCCAAGTGTTGCTCTAGATGCCCCACTAAAACAGGCACCCGCACAAGCTCCTCGCATCTTCTCCACGAATCCGGCTCTAAATGCTGTGTTAAATGAAACCGTCGGTGGCTTGCCATTAGAAGCGGACACAGGCCCATCGGCAATGGATACCATCGCAAATCTACCAAAGCAAGTATTGGCAGAAAACAAAGAAGTTGCAGCAGTAGCAACCGCATTAACCCGCGATTATTCTCAAATGATGAAGGCAATCGACGCTAAGGCAAAAGCAAAACGTATATAAAATGGCAATCGGCACACAACCATATGGCATAACTTTACCCATAACACATGGGCCTCAAGGTTATTTTAACCAAAGTTACAGTGTGCTTGAGCAAGTAAAGTCTAACCTCAATTTGTTGTTAAAGACAAAAAAGGGAGAGCGTCGTATGAGTCCAGAATTTGGATCTGGTCTATGGTCTGTTTTATTTGAAAATAACACAGAAGATTTGACTCCAATCATCGACAGCACTATCAGAAAAGATATTGCTCGTTGGATGGGTTATGTTAATGTTCAATCTATAAACGTCGAAAACAATCAAGACGGCAACTATAACAGATTAAATGTTTCTGTTTCATTTACGGTTCCGTCAGCTGGAATCACCCAAACTCAAAATTTAGACGTAGCAATGACCACCAATAACATATGATTTTAGACACACCAAAATCTTTTCAGCCAGGCAAACGAGACATTAAATATCTCAACAAGGATTTTTCACAGTTAAAATCTTCTTTGACGGAGTTTGCTAAAACATATTACCCAAACTCATATAAAGACTTTAGTGAAGCATCTACGGGTATGATGTTTATTGAAATGGCGGCATATGTTGGCGACGTGTTGTCATACTATATAGACTATCAATTTAAAGAGTCTATGCTTGCAAATGCAGAAGAACGTCAAAACATTATTGATTCTGCACGCTCTTTAAGTTACAAAACAAAACCATCAGGTCCAAGCGTGACCAAATTAGATGTGTATCAATTGATACCAGCAAAATTGGATAGTGATGGCAATCCATCACCTGATACAAATTATGCTCAAATAATAAAACCGGGCATGGCCACCGTTAGCGATACAGGAGTTCCATTTTTGACTAGCGTACCTGTTGATTTTACAGTCGATACCAAGAATGATCCATTGGAAATTTCTGTATATCAAAGAAACCCAGCGGGACAACCAGAATTTTATGTATTAAAGAAAACGGTTGATGCATTCTCTGGACAAATTGTAACCAAAGATGTTTCTGTTGCTGCCGCTACACCATTTTATAAGATATATTTGTCCGACACAAACATCATTGAGGTGTTTGATGTATATGACTCCGATGGAAACAGATGGAATGAAACAGATTATCTTGCCCAAGATTTGGTACCTATAGAGTCTGAAAATATATTCAAGAATGATATGTCGCTTTCAACATACAGAGACACTGTTCCATTCTTGTTAAAATATTTAAGAACTTCCAAGAGATTTGTTACAGGTGTTCAAGCAGACAATACAACATTCTTGGAATTTGGTTCGGGCACAAATATTTCAGACGATGAAATTATTGTTCCAAATGTTTACACCGTGGGCAAACCCTCTACATTCAGAAACGAAAGTGTTTCATATGACCCAGCGAATTTCTTGTCATCAAGAGCATTTGGACAAGCACCAAGTAATACAACACTAACAATTAGATATATTACCGGCGGCGGATTACAAAGTAATGTAAACGCAAATTCTATTAAGAATACAACCAACATAGAATTCTTCGGAGACATCACAGAGTTACCAGTGTTTGAACAAAATTTAACAAGTCTTGTAAGACGTTCTATTAAAGTAAACAACCCAGTTGCGGCTTCGGGTGGTCGCGGCCCTGAAACGGATGACGAAATCAGAAACAATGCATTGGCAAATTGCGCTTCGCAAGGAAGAGCAGTTACACAAAAAGATTATGTTGTAAGAACATACGGAATGCCTTCAAAATTTGGTTCTATTGCCAAGGCATATGCTGTAACAGATACTCAACTTGATCCGGCAAATATACAAGCCCAGCCAAACGAAACCGTTACAAGTTCGTTGTCACCGGCCAGCACAAATACGAAATATATAGCACCAAACAACCCTTTTGCTGTAAACTTGTATATTCTAGGATATGATACTAACCAGCGTTTGATCAATACTAACGAAGCTATTCGTCAAAACTTAACAAACTACTTAAATCAATACAGAATGCTCACAGATAGCGTCAATTTAATTGATGGATATATCATAAACATTGGTGTAGACTTTACGATTGTTGCTTATAAAAACTATAATAAGCGTGAAGTTTTGGCTAACTGCTTAACTTTGGTTCAAAATTTCTTTGATATAAACAATATTCAATTCTGTCAACCTATCAATTTAAGTAGATTGGAGCTAGAAATAGCCAAAGTTGACGGTGTACAATCGGTTTCTTCACTAAAAATTAAGAATTTGACTACCAGAGACGGTGACTATTCTCCGTATGAATATGATATAATCAAAGCAACCAAAGACAAGGTTGTATATCCATCCGTTGACCCGTCTGTATTTGAGGTTCGCTTCCCATCCAAAGACATTGTTGGTCGGGTAGCATAAATATAGCCCCAAATATATGTTGGGTGTATATTTATAAAGTAAGGAATATAGCACATGCATTACTTTTTATATCCAACCAAAGATACTACCATTAGCAATGAGCCAGAGTTCATGTTCAAAAACATGGGCTTGGACGAAATTCTTGAAGTTGAAAAACGGGTGTCTTATGGTAGCTGCTCAAGCAATAGTACATATTCTACATTGATTTCATTTACCAGTTCAAGCATTGAACTTTTGAGTGGATCTATGTCAGGCTCTTTTAATTCAGGCTCAACCGATCCAAAAGTTGTATCAAGTTCATATATTCAAACCAGTCAAGTTACTCAAGGTGCTGTATTGTCTAGAGCATTGTTGCAATTTGATTTAAGCGACGTGTCTGCTTCTATAGTATGCAACGAGATAGTAAATCCTCGTTTTTATCTTGTTCTCAAAACATGTGAATCTAAAGAAGTTCCTGTAAAATATACACT